GTGCGCGCATGGCGGCGATCTTCAGATCGCGACTGTAAACAGCTCGGGACAAATCCATTCCTCACTCCATTCAATGTATTTGTTCCCTTAACTCGCTGTCTCAGTTTTGGGGTTCACTCCAAATCGACGTTCAAGCGGTGGTGCGGCAGGCGATCCAGGAATACGTCAACAACGAGCAGGCCAAAGCCGAGCCGGCGCACAAAGCGGAGTTGCAGGAAGAGCGCAGGCGGCGGGAACAACTGGAGCGCCGCGTGAACGAGCTGGTGGAGGAGAACAAACGCAGCCGGAAGGTGGCGGAGGAGGCGGAGCGGGCCTCGGCGGTACGGGCGGAACTGCAGCGTCTGGGCGTGGCGAAGGTGGATCTGGCCTTCAAAGCGGTGCAAAACGATATTGTGCGGAGCGAGGATGGGCGATTGGTGGCGCGGGGCGAAAGCGGCGAACTGCCGGTTCACGAGTACCTGGCGGCATTCGTAAAAGAGAATCCCGAATTCCTGCCAGCGCGCATATCCGGGGGGAGCGGAATGGCAGGGCTGCTGAAGAGTCCGGCGGGCGGAGGCGAGGCGGTGACGCTCGACCGAATCCGGCCGGGCATGAGTGCGGAAGACATGCGGCGGATACGAGAAGAAATCGTGCGCGTGGCGTCGCAGACCTTAAAGGGTCTGTAGTGACAATCCCGGCCTGCAGGGCCGGCAAGTACAAACCAAGGAGAAAGAATGGGAGCAATTACAACAACTAACGTCGCAAGCGCGATTGTGAAGCTGGTGGCGGCGGACGCTTTGCCGGTGCTGGTGGGAAACCTGGTGATGGGCAACCTCGTCAATCGCGATTACGAACCAGTGTTGGCAAATGCGGGCGATACGGTGAATGTGCCGATACCGCCGACGCTGGTAGCCAATAACATCGCCGACGGCGGCACGGTGACGCTGCAGAATCCGAATCTGGGCAACGCGCAGATCGTGCTGAACACGCACGCGGAATCGACTTTCCAGATTCCGGACGTGACGAAGGTGCTGGCGGTGCCGGACCTGCTGAAGATCTACATGCAGCCTGCCGTGGCGGCGATCGCGCAGAGCATCGAAACAAGCCTGCTGAACCTGTATGCGGGTTTCACGACGAACACGCCGGTCGGGACGGCAGGCACGGCGCTGACGGAAGCCACGGTGGACGCGGCGGAGACGGCGCTTTTCCTGGCCAAGGTCCCGCCCAACGAGCAGAAGTACATCGTGGTGGACGCGGCGGCCTACTCGGCCTGGCGGCAGATTCCGCTGTTCGAAGAGTTCCAGACGGCGGGCGCGGCCGGCCTGACGGCGTTGATTGACGGGACGATCGGCAAGTACAAAGACTTCTACATTTTCCGTTCGCAGTTCGTGCCGAAGACGGGGAGCAGCCCAATCGGTACGCACAACCTGGCGTTCACGCGGGATGCGATCGGCCTGGTGGTTCGCCGATTGCCACAGCCTCTTCCGGGAACGGGAGCGATTGCGGAGTATGCAGAGCTGGGCAACTTCGGCGTGCGGGTGGTGATGAGCTATCAGCCGAACACGCTGGCGCAGCAATTCACGGTGGACGTGCTGTACGGCTGCGGCGTACTGCGGAACGCGTGCGGCGTGCAGGTCAATACCTAGGGAGGCGAAGCCGCGAAGCGGGCCGGCGACCAGACTAGCGGGACGGCCGGCCCGCAATTCGATACGAGGAGAGCGGGATGGATCTGAGACTGTACTACCAAAAGATACGGGACACGCAAGCGAAGATCGCCGAGCCATTTCCAGTGGTGGAGAGTTGCGAAACGCCGGACGGGGGGCCAGCGGGCAGGCTGACCGAGGTAACGCAGGCGCTGGCGGCGAAGCTGATTGTGGAAGGGGTGGCGCGACTGGCGAAGGAAGCGGACGCGGTGGCGTTTCGCGAGTCACGGGCCCAAGCCAAGCAGGTGGCGGACGAAGCCATGGAGGCGGCTAAGGTGCAAATGACGTTTCTGCCAGTGGCGGAATGGAACAGGATACAGGACGCGGGGAAGCGCGCCAAGAGTCAGGCATAGGAGCATGGCACTATTCACGGACGGACCTCCTTCCAACATCGAATTCCTAGCGGGGCTGGACTCGCAGTTACCGAGTGTGGCCAGCACCGAAGCGATCGACGTAAGACGCAAGCTAGAACTGGCCCACGAAGAAATCGGTCTGGATCTGGATGCGCTGCTGAAGCGGGCGGACTTCGCGGAACATCTGATGTGGGTGGCGGCGAAGCCGAGGCTGCAAGCCGTGGTGGTGACGACGGCGCTCAAGCTTTGGCATGCATACCGAACGCTCGAACTGGCATACAGCGATGCGTACAATAGCCAACTGAACGACCGTTACCAGGGCAAGCGCGACCAGTTCCATCAGATGGCTATCGCGAATCGCGAACGACTGATCGATGCCGGGACCGGTATGGCTTCGATACCAGTGCCGCGGGCGATGACACCGGTGCTGGCGGCCGCGGCGGGAAGTTTGCCGGACAACATTTACTACGTAACCGCGGCCTGGGTGAACCGGGTGAGCGAAGAAGGGGCGAGCGCCATGCCAGCGGCGATAACGACGTCGTCCAGCTCGTTTTCGGCGCAAATCGCGCCGTTGCCGGCGAACGCCACCGGTTGGAACGTGTACGTTGGCTTGGACCCCGATAGCATGACGCTGCAGAACAGTTCGCCGCTTGAGGTGGGCGCGGCGTGGGTGCAGCCGGTTTGGATCAGCGCGACGGGGCGCAAGCCAGGGTGCGGGCAAGCGCCGAGTTATGTGCAGCCGATGCCGCGGATCATACAGAGGGGCTGATGGCGACAACGATAGGAAACACGGTAACGACCAAGACCGTACAGTTGCTGACCGGACCCAGCGGCGTGAACCTCAAGCTGGAGGCGCTGGCGCTTAGCGGCGTGACGGCGGTTGCACCGCTGGGCACAGCACAGATCCTGGCCGAGAACGTGGCGCTGGACATCGTGGAACGGGCGACACCGACGCATTACCCGGCATTGAACGTCTATTGCGAAAAGCTCCTAAATAAACTCATCGAGAAATTCCGGACCTTTTCCGGAACCTCTCAAATGGCGATTGAAGTCCGACACTCGCAGGACCGGCTGGAAGGTCTGCAAGACACGGTCGAGTTATATACAAGCGCCGTGATGCAGACGCTGGATGCCAACCGCGGGGACTGGGGCGGCGGGATGTACTATGCGGGTGGTTATCAGGTTACGTTCGGAGCCGTGAAAAGCGGAGGGAAGAACCTCGTGCAGACGGCCAAAGTTACATTCGAGATTGGAGTGAGTACCAACTAAGATGGCCTCTTACATTTCCTCAAACGCAAACCGCTTCTATACGGCGCTGGAGAGCTCGTATGGCAGCGTGGCGACGGTCGCGGCAAGCAATCGAATACCGGCGCTGAAGCTGTCCGTGCAGCAGCAGCCCGAGGTCACGACGCGCAAAGACAAGACGGGAAGCAGGACGTTTCCCGGTCTGCCCGCTGGCGGACGGCGCAACACTTCTTTCGAATTGCAGACTTACATGACGAGCTGGCAGCCGGCAACTGGCGGGCCGGCGTACGGGCCGTTGTTTCAGGCGGCATTGGGGGCGGCGCCTCTGCTGTTCAATGGCGGGTTGGTAGCGTCGTATTCGAACACGACGATAGCTTTTGCCGCGCCTCACGGACTGAACGTAAACCAGGCGGTCGCAAGCGGAGGCGAGATACGGTTCGTGACGGCGGTGGTGGATGCGAACACGGTGCAGATCAACGCGCCACTCACAGCGGCCCCAGCGAGCGGAACCATGGTCGGGGCGGCGGTGACTTACCAACCGGCAACGGAACTGCCAAGCGCCAGCTTGTTCGATTACTGGGATCCGGCGGGCGCGGTGCAACGGATCCTGAGCGGTGCCGCCGTGAATCAGATGGAGATCCAAATCAACGGCGATTTTCACCAGTTCCAGTTCAGCGGCTTGGCGCAGGATGTGCTGGACAGCGCCAGCTTTACGGCCGGGCAGGGCAGTTTGACAAGCTATCCAGCGGAGCCGGGAGTTGGAGCATTCGATTACTCGATCGTGCCGGGAAACCTGGGGGAGGCATGGTTGGGAACTACGCCAGCGCAATTCTTCACGGTGACGGAAGCGGCGGTCGTGTTGAAGAATGGGCTCGACACGCGGTCACGAGAATTCGGGTTCAGCCTCCCGCAAGCGATCTCGCCGGGACAAAGAACCGTGCAGGCATCTATTGGACTTTACAGCCAGACCGATAGCGCAACACCGGCGTTGTACCAGGCGGCCCGGCAGCAGACGCCGATTAGCGTGATGTTCCAACTGGGCCAGATGCAGGGACAAGTGATGGGCGTGTACCTACAGAGCGTGATTCCGGAAGTGCCGCAATTCGATGACAGCGCGAACCGGTTGCAATGGGTGTTCAAGCCGTCCCGGGCGCAGGGCACGCTGGACAATGAAATCGCAATCGCGTTTGGATAAGCATGACTTACGAAAGCCTAAAAGATGTGGAATCCAAGATAGCGCACAAGGTCACATTCCGCGTAGCGCGAATGTCTTTTGCGCGGCGCATGGAACTGATGCGGCAGATACGGGAGTTGGCCCGGCGGATAGAGTTTCTGGAGGCGGGTCAGGAGCTGGGCGAAAAGATGGAGGCCGCGCTGATTCAGGGCGAGGTAGACCGGGTGTACCTCATGTGGGGCCTGGTCGAGGTTTCCGGCCTGGAAGTGGATGGGGCGGCGGCGACTCCGACTGCGTTAGCAGAGAACGGGCCTGAGGACCTGTTTCGAGAAGCTCTGGCGGCGGTCAAGGCCGAGACGGGTTTGAGCATGGCAGAACGAAAAAACTGATTGTCGCCTTCCATTTCCAATTTTCCAACCAGGCCGGGTGGAGGTGCGACGTTTGCCGGAAGTCCGGCCTGGAGGCGAAGCGCAGGTGCGGATGGCTGCCAACGGCGCGCGAGAAGAACGGGCAACCGGTGTGGGCGCGCCGCGGAGTGAGCCTGGGAACGTGTCCCAAGTCGCTGATCACTGCGGAGAGCCAAACGACCGTGGAGGAGTTCTTCATCCGGAGGCGGCTGGGCCTAATGGACGAACAGCATCTCACAACGCGGCAGGTAGAAGCATTCGCCATCTTGGAAAAGGAACTCACGGCGGAAATCAAGTATGAGCAGCACAACGCAAGAACAGCTTTCTAGGTTTTTCGCGGAAGCGGCCGGAACGGTTGACTCGGAGACGTCCGGCGCCGCTTCTAACGACGGCGGAGACAGCCAGAGTTACTCCGCAACTTCGGTGGGTACGAGCGTCGCAGGCGGTGCGGAGAGCGCGCAAAGCACGGGCGGAACTGGGAGCAGGGTCGAATCGGCGCTGACGACGTACATGGAAGGCGGGTTCGGAATTGCGTCGCTGGTAAGCGGCCTGATTGGACTGTTCGGCGGAGGTAAACCGGCACCGTCACAGCTCGAGAAGTATCAGCAGGCTTCTTCCATCGATTTTGTAAGCGCGGATACGTCGAACGGGTTGGCGGCGGCAGACTACGATCAACTGGGGATGCCGCGGCTAGCCGAGACGGCGCTACCGACCTCGAGTGCACCGAGTTCCTCCCCAGCCGGTGACTCCGGAACCAGCGCTTCTCCAACGGTAGGAAGCGGGAGCAGCGCGGGGCAGAGCGGAGCGGCGACTCCGCAGATGACGTTGAACATCCAGGCGATGGATGCGCAATCCATTCTGGACCGCAGCGGCGACATCGCGCAGGCAGTGCGAAGCGCGATGCTGAACATGAGCTCCATCAACGATGTAATCAGCGATCTGTGACATGACTTCCTTCCCAACTCTGAAGACCAGCGCCGTCACGCAGTATCCGGCGACCAAAGTAGTCGCATTTCAGAACCAGGTGGTGCGGTTCCTGGATGGCACCGAACAGCGGTACCGGGATTGCGCCGGACCGTTACACCAGTGGGCGATTCGCCTAAGCGAGTTGGACGAAACGGAAATGGCTGCGCTGGAGCAATTTTTGGAAACGCACCAGGGGAGCTACAGCAGCTTTTGCTTCACGGACCCATGGGATGGCCAGACGTACAGCGACTGCAGCTTCGCTTCCGACTCCATGGAGCTGACTTCGATGGAGGAAATGCGCGGCAATGTATCGGTGATCGTGAGGGAGAATCGGGCGCAAACATGAGTGCCTATCCACAGTTGGTGACGGGGGTCATGACCCAGTTTCCGATCGTCAAGCGACGGCGGCCGCGGACTGTTGTGAATTCAGCGGCAGATGGGAGCTCGATCAAGCTGGCGGACCCGCCGGGGGAGACCGTGGAGTGGCAACTGCACTACACAAATCTCAGCGACACGGAGCTGGCGTCGCTTCGGCAGTTCTTCACGGATATGGAAGGATCGCTGAACAGCTTTACGTTCCTCGACCCGGCAGCAAATCTACTCGCCTGGAGCGAGGTGCTAACAAACGCAACCTGGGAGGCGGCGCCATTCCTGACGCTGTCGGGTGGCGTCACGGACCCGCAGGGCGGCAGTAATGCGTGGCAATTGGCAAACTCCGGGGAGGGGCCGCAGACGCTGAGCCAGACCCTCAACGCGCCGCCTACCTACACATACTGTTTCAGCCTATTTGCGTTCAGCGGCCAGCCAGTGACGATTCAGTTGCAAGTTGGGAGTAACTCTGCGCAGTTCGCGCTTAGCTCCCGGTGGAACCGAATTCAGCTCACCGGCACAGGCGACGCCGCAGCGACTTCGGTCGAGTTCGGCATCCAAGTACCGGCGGCCACCTCGGTCTGTGTGTTCGGACCGCAAGCGGAAGCGCAGCCAGCGCCCTCCGCGTACAAGACTGGCACGACCGGCGGAGTATATGCCAGTGCGCGCTTCCGCGACGATACGTTCACACTCACATCCACCGACATGAACCATCACTCCGTAACGCTGAATATATTCCATGCAAACAGTCTCTGACCTGAAGGGGAGTGCGGTTACCGATACGCCGCTAGTGATATTCGACTGTGTACTGCCAAACGGAGTCACCGAACACTGGTGCACACACGGCATCACGTTAGGCAGCACGTCTTATGCCGCCCGCGTGCTGCAACACAGCGCCTTCGATATCCAGACCGCGTCGGACCAGGGCGTCGACGGAAGCCCGACGATCACCCTGCTCCTGGCTAACCCAACTTCCGCACTTGAACGGGCAAGTCCTTTCCCTGCAACGCGAGTATAGCGAAGTCTTCACTACACTCGTGCCATTTCGAGGTTGGTCGGCAGTTGCAGCCCAAGCCGCTGCAG